AAGGTGCCACCGAGAGGGAGGGGTCGGGCAACGCGGCGTGGATCGTCGAGTTCGGCACGGGCCGCCGCCGGCCGGGCACGCAGGGCCGGCGGACGTACTTGAACGTCCACCAGGCGATCAATGGGAAGATGACCAGGCGGTCCACTGCGAACAACGTGCAGTTCGCCAACATGTCGCGCGGGTACTACTTCCTTATGGGGTCGAAAAACGAGCCGACCAGGCAAGCCAGGGCCGGCTCTGGGTATCCGCATGATTTCGGGTACTCCGGCGGCCGGCAGCACCCGATCACGTTGCGGCCAGGAGAGACCTACGGGGCGATGCCAGCCCGGCACCCCATGGAACGGACGATCAACGCCGAGCAGCAGCGGGTGTTCAACACGCTCAGGTTCGCCCTTGAGAAAGAGATCGAGAAGCTCAAGTGATCCAGCCGTCCAATCCAGAAAAGCACGTTTTTCTGCGGCTCGTGACGACGCCAGGGGTCGCCCGCCTGATCGGATTCCAGGTCTACCCCCTGGCGGTGCCGAAAAACGCCGCCTTGCCGTTTGTGGTCTACAAGCGGAACAACATCACCCGCGAGTCATCGCTGGTCGGCCCCCTGAACGTCCCGATCGTTCATCTGCAACTGGCCTGCTGGGGGCTCACCTACGAGGCTTCCAGGGACTTGGCGGACGAGGTGCGGCTTGCTCTCGATGGACGCACCGGCACCCTCTGCGGGGTTACAATAAGTGATATGAGGCTCGTGTCGGAGACGGATGATTATCTGGACCCGACCGGCCTGGGCGTTCAGTTGCCGCCCGCTTACGAAGTTCGACAGCTTTACCATATTCGGTGGCAAGAGGCTACCGGGTAGCACTACTCGCGCAAGGAGGCGCAACCAATGGCCGGCGTCGCAGCAATGGGCATCTCGGTGACCTACGCAGGGGTCACCCTCACCGCCACGTCCTTCAATGTCAACGACACCATCGACAACGCCGACGGCTCGCACCTGGGCATCGCGGCCGGCGGTCGCCGCGAGTACGTCCCGACGTTCGTGCAGCGTGAAGTCACTTGTGACTACATCTCGCTCACGAACATCACGGTCCAGACGGCTGCAATCTCGATCGCCGGCCCCAGCGGCCTCAGCTACAGCGGCAACGCGACGCTCCAGTCGAGCACCGTTGGCGGCACCGTTGGCGATCTCATCAAGGGCAGTGCGACCTGGCGGGTGGCCTGACCTGAGCGGAGGTGACCCGTCATGGCCGGAGTCACCGCGCACGGCGGCACCTTCTCGTTCGGTGGATTCTCTGCGGCCGTGGTCGGCGTCTCAGTCGAGACGCCGACCGCGGAGATCGCCGATATGTCTGGGATTCAGCACACATCTTCCCAGATTGTCCTGGTCCCGACGGGCTCGTGGTCCGGTGGCTCAGTCACCGTCGACTACCTCCGCAGCCCGCTCACTGCCGACCCCGTCTCGCTCGTTCGGAGCGTCGGGTGGCTCTCGTTCTCTTCCGCCGGCTTTGCGGTTCGGCGGCGGGTCATTCTCGAATCTGCATCTTCTGAAGCCAGGGCTGGCGAGCTAGTGCGAGGCACGCTTCGTTTCAGGACGACTGACCACATGGGTGTCTGAGGAGTTTTCTTGCGATGATTCTTGACAAAGCAACGATTCTGGCGGCGATCAACGCTGCCTCTGATATCAAGACCGAGAAGGTCAGCGTCCCCGAGTGGAAGACGGACGTGTACCTGAAGGTCTTGAGCGGCACCGAGCGCGATCAGTTCGAGGCCGGGTACACCGACCAGAGGATGCAGAACTTCCGCGTCCGATTCCTGGTGCTGACGCTCTGCGACCAGGAGGGGGAGCGCCTCTTCGACGACGAGCAGATCGCCCTCCTGGGAAAGCGGTCGAGCCTGGTGATCGCGAGGCTCTTCGAGCAGGCGTGGAAGATCAACATGCTTTCGCAGGAGGCCGCGGATGAAGCGGGGGAATCTTCCGGCGGCGGCCTGAAAAACGCTTCCACCACCGACTCGCCCTCTGCCTAGGGATGAGCGTCAAGAGACTTCTCAAGGAGGTTGATTCAGAAGAAATGACCATGTGGCAGGCATACGACCAGCGATGGCCGTTGCCTGACTCCTGGGCAGAGACGGCGAGGATATGCCGGATCGTCATGTGCGCCTCGGGGAATTACCGCAAGCACGACATCCCCGACGAGACGGCGTTCATGCCGATTGTGGTCAAGCCTGAGCAGACGCAGCAGCAGATTGTAAACGAGTTTATGAAGTTGAAGGCACCGCCTCAAGGATGAGACGATGAGCTATCTCGGCAAGATTTCTGCCCTGGTGACGGTGAACACCGGGGACTTCGCGCCGAAGCTCAACGCTGCCGCTGGCACTGTCCGCAGCTTTGCGAAGACGGTGCAGGCCGAGATCGGCTCATCGATGCGGCAGACGAACGCCGCCCTTCAGTCGATGTACACGCCGCTCCAGCGGTTCGAGCGGTCGCTCCAGGCCGCCGCGGCGACAAAGCTCCAGTTCGCCGGGTTTAAGGGCGCGATTCGTTCGGTCGAAGAGCTTCAGCAGAGGATGGCGAAGGGGCTGAACGACCGCCAGGTGTCCGTCATCCTGAAGACCACTGGCATGGCGAATATCAAGGCTTTTGAGACGGCCATCCAGGGCTTGGACTCGAAGTCCGTCGACGTGATCGCCCGCGTCGGTGGGCTTGACAAGCTGCAAGAGCTTCGCCGGAAGATGGTGGAGGAGGCCGGGGCGATCGAGCTTGATGTTCGTGTCTCCGACGCGAAGGCCAGGGTTCAGGAACTCCGCAAGGAGCTTGAGGCGGCCAAGACGGCGCTCGACGCCGGCGGCGAGTCGATCGTCGTCAAGGTGGATGCGGAAGCGGTTTCGCAACTTGAGTCGAAGCTGACGAAGGCATCGACAGAGCTAGACAAACTGCTTGCGAAGGGCACCCGCAAGTTTGGCATCGCGGGCCTCGACGAAGCGAAGGCAAAGCTGGATTCGCTGCTAGAAGATCAGCGGGCTCTGACTGAGACATCGGTGCGGCAGAGCGTGCCGCAAGGGCGTAGGCAGCAAGCTGACCGCGATGCCGTCGCATTGAATGAGCCGATCTCGCAGCTTCAGGTGTACGTTTCGCAGTTGGAGAAGGCAGCGGGGAGGGCGGAGCGGATCAAGGCGGCCCTCGAGACAGCCCGCGCCGGCGGCCCCGCCGCCGATGTCGAGCGACTGACGATCGCACTGGCCGATGAGGAGCGTGCCCTCGACCGGATACAGAAGAAGTTCACGAAGACAGTCGGCGTTGACGCCACCACGGGGCTGGACGTTCGGCAGATCGACGCCGCAATTCCCGCTGCCAACGCCCTCGGCATCAGCGTCGACAAGGTGCAGAAGGCGATCGACGCCATCAGCGAGTCCGACCTCCAGGTCGTAGTTGCCGGCATGCGGCAGACCAGAAGCGTGGCCGAGGAGATCGCGAAGCCGCTGGGGCGGGCGGCCGAGCAGATCGCCTCCATGTCAGCCGAGGTAGCTGGTCAGTTCCTGCCGGCAATGGTGCGAGCCCAGGCAGCGGCGAAGGCGCTGGAGGCGGCGATCGAGTCCGGCGAGGTGTCCGCCAGCGACATCGCGAGGCAGTTCGGCAACGCCCGCGAGCAGGTCGAGCGGACGACAAACGCAGCCAACAGGCTCTACGAAGCCTACTCGAAGCTGTCGAGCCTGAAGACCGGCACCGAGCTACAGTTCTCGGCCCCCGGCTTGAGCGGCGCGCTGGACAGGAGTGCTCGCGTCGGGAACGCCGCCGCGGCGCTGCCTGCATCGGCCGTCCAGGGCAACTCTGGGATCGCCGCCGGCCTGGTTGAGATCAACAACCTCTCAAAGCAGGCAGTGATGCAGTTCTCGTGGCTCCAGCGGCTGACGGCCGAGGGGCTCCCGACGGCAAACGCTCAGAAGAACCTGGACGCCGTCATCGAGCGACTGAACGTGGCGAACGCCTCGATGGAGCAGCTTGTCGCCCAGGAGGGCGGCGGCCGGGCCCAGAACATCCAAGCGTATCTCCAAGACCTTGAAAGACGCAGGCAGGGTACCGAACGGGCCGCCGAGGCACAGCGTCGCCTGAACGCAGAGATGTCCGAGGCCGAACGTCGTCAGGGCGTGGCTTTCGTCATCACGGGCCGCCCCCAGAACATGGAGCAGGCTCGAGGTCGGCTCTCGGCCCAGGAGTCCAAGATCGGCGGACTCGACAGGGCTCGGCGTCAGAACTTCGCCGGCTTGCTCGACAGGGCATCGCTCGCCAGGGACAGGGGCGATCTGGAGTCCCTCCAGAATGCAATCCAGGAGATCGACGCGGAGCTTGCGCGTTTTCGCGAGTACGACCTTCGCACTGACCGGGCCACGGCCGAGGCCAAGCGATTGCGGTCTACCCTTGAGAGCATCTCTTCGATCATCGCCCGCCCCTCAATGGATCAGCTTCGCGACTCCGCCCGCACCGCCGCAGAGGAGGTCAAGAAAGTCGCCGACGCCGCCGAGCGAGCGCGGCTTCAGGCACGCCTTGCGAACGCCGCCCCCGGCATCGCGAGGATCGCCGACCTGCCGGAAGACCAGCGGGACGCGGCAGCCCAGAGTTCGCGAGACGAAGTGGAGGAGGTGCGGCGGGACGCCGAGCGGCAGAACGAAATTGATGCCGATCGGCGGCGGCGGGCGAAGGCCGCGTCACGGCTTTTGGTGGTCAATCAGTCCGAGTCTGGCCTCATGGCGAACGAGGGTGCCGCCACCCGCCTCGGTCCCAATGCACTCTCCGACGCCTTCGCCCGCCAGATGCGGGGGCAGCTAGGGCAAGCCCTGGACGACCCGCAGCGTGGGCTCGGCCAGCTTCGCGGCTCGATCACGAGCATCAAGTCCAGCCTGGACTCCCTGCCTTTGTCCGTCCGCCAGCACTTCCTGCCGGCAATCACGGCGGCAGAGCAGGAGTTCATGCGGCTGAATTCCCGCGGCATCAGAGTCACGGCCGAGGAAATCGATAATGCCGCCAACAACATGCGAATGCTTGAAGCAGACACGCGACGGGCGGCGCAGGCTGTCGATTTCCTGCGATCAGCAGGCGGCGAAAACGCAGAAGGCATCCTCCGCGGCGTCAACGCCCGCTCCATGCGAGGCTACGTCGCCGAGCTTGAGATCATCCAGGCAGAGATGGGCCGCACCGAGAACGCTGCCCGCCGCATGGCTGCCGCTATGGCGGCCGAGAACTTCCGCCAAGTCGTGGTCGACGTTGAGCAGTCAGGGCAACTCAACACGCCGGCGGGCGACGCCAGGATTGACGCGGCCAGACGACAGGTCGCAGACGCAACGGTCGGCGGCGGCCGAGCCTCCCGTCGCCTGCAAGATCGAATGCGGCGCGCCGGCGACGTTTCTCGCGGCGGCTTCGACAACTGGTCTCTCGCATTGAACCAAGCCGCGTTCGCGGTCGACGACTTCATGTCGAGCACCGGCGGATTGGAGTTCAAGCTGCGTGCCATCAGCAACAACATCACCCAGATGGCCTTCATCCTGGGCGGCACGACCGGCCTGTTCGTGGGCCTCGGTGCCGTCATCGCCGGCCAGGCGGCCGTCGGCCTGCTGAAGTGGATAAACAACGGCCGCACCGCCGAGGATCAGACGAAGGCGCTGAACGATTCCTTGGCCCGGCAGAAAAGCCTGGTCGAGGAGTTGGCGCAGGCATTCCGGTCGCTCGGCGACTCGATGTCTCAAGGCACGTTCTCCGAGGGGAGCGAACGGGGCCGCAAATTCGGCGAGCAGGTTACCGACATCGAGCGGAAGCAGAGGGAGCAGCAGAGAGAGGCCGTCGTCGGCCTCGACCCCCAGGTGATCCGCGAGCGAGCGCAGCAGAACGCGCTCAACCGGCGGCTCGGCGAAACCACAGATGTCGGCCAGATCGTCGCCATTCAGGAGCAGTTGCGGCAATCCCGCGAACGCGAGCGGGTCGCGTCAGACAACGCTGCGTCTAGGCCCGCCCCCACTATGGAGGGCGTGCGAGACACCCTCCGCGGTTCTGTCATGCGGATGGCGAGGGCGGAAACGGTCGACAATGCAATGTTTACGCCGACAGACGGCGGTGCCCAGCCGGATGCGCTCCGGGAGGCGATGGAAATCAGGGCGCGCGCAGAGCAGCAGGCCGCCGCGATCGCGGCACCTGGCGGCGTCTTTGAGGCTAGGTCTGCGATTCGAGCGAGAATCACCGAGCTTTCGGAAGCCGCGTCCACCAGCAGCTTGGTCACGCCGGCTCAGTCAGCGGCCGCCAAGGAAGAAACACGAGCCCTTGAGTTGCTCTTGAGGCAACTTGAGGCTCCGGCCCGTCGAGCCGCCGACCAGTTGGCCGTCGAGGTAGCGAGGTCGGCCCAGGTCGCCGCCGCTGAAATCTCCTCTGCGCAAAACGACGTGGCAGAAGCCATCCGCCGCGGCGTCCCCGCGGCGCTCGGGTTCCAGGTCGAGCTTGACCGGCTCGCAAGCGAACTGTCGGCCGCGAACGTCTCCCTGACGGCCGCCCAGCAACTTGAGAACGCCGACGAGAAGGTCGCCGCCGTCAATCGTGCCGAAGCCCGGATCGCCGAGGTTCGCGGCCAGCGAGAAAACGTCATCCAGATTGGCCGCGAAGCTCGCCTGGGGCGTGGTTTTGGCGGCGAGCGGTTGACCAGCGCTATTTCCGCCATTCAAGGCAACGAGCGTTTTCGCAACCAGCAGTCTGGTCTGATCGCCCAGGCTCGCGGCACGGCCGACAACGAGTTTGTCGCCCGCCAGCGGCTCGCGAACGCAGCCGGCGATGTAGCCGCCGAGGATCAGAGGCTCAGGGCTGCTCGCGAGCGGCGGGATCAAGCAGTCTCCGCCGGCCGACCAGCCGACGCCGCTGCCGCCGAGGCGGACATCGCCAAGGCCGAGGCCGCGATGGCCGCAGCAGAAGCCACTCGCGATGCAGCCTCCGCCGAGGTCGAGGCCGCCCAGAAAGCCTCCGACCTGGCCGCCTCCATCCTGGAGTTTGCCCTCTCCGTCGAGCAGGCCATCTCCCGCATCCGCAAGATCGGCGACGCGGCGACTCAAACGTCCGAGCGAGGTGCCGACTCGGCCCAGCAAGCGTACCAGGACAATCCGTTCCGCGCCGGGGCGATGGAGTCCAGGGACGCTGCGGAGCGACGGCTCATCGAAGACCGTGCGGTCGTCGAGCGGGCCCAGAATGCCGTCAGCCGTGCCCGAGACGAGGCGATGGCGACGCCCGAGATGCAGGCGCTGCGAAAAGAGCGAGAGGCTCTGGAGTCCAGCATCAAGGACCGCGAGGCGGCCGTCGCGAAAGGCAAGGCCCAGCCGGAGGACGCCCGGGCTCTAGAGGCAGAGCGCAACAGGCTCGTCGAGATTCAGAGGAAGGAAGAGCAGGCGATGCAGCAGGCGACTGCCGCACGCCGCAAGGAACTCGACGCCATCAATTCAAACATCGCCGCTCGGGAGAAGGAGCTGGAAAGGTCTCGCCAGCGCGACGCCGAAGACCCGACGACTAACCGGCAGCGACGACGCATCGACGCGGCAATGTCTGGGGCCGAGCAGTTGGCCGACGAGGCGCAGCAGAGGTTTGATGCAAACCCCACCCAGGAAAACCGCGACAAACGCGACGCAGCCGAGGCCAGAGTCCGGTCAAGTCGAGAGAAAGCACAGAAGCTACAAGACGACCTAGACCGCCGCAGGCAGGATCTTGAGGAAAACGACCCGGCGCTCAGGGGGTTCCGCAAAACCGCGGCAGACGCGGCGGCAGAGCGAGCGGCGATACGCGACAAGGCTAAACAAGAGGGCAGAGGGCTGACCCAGGAGGAGAAGGATCGGATTGCCAAACTTGACAAAATAGAAACAACGGCCCGCCGCCAAGCGGAGGACGTGATAGCAGGCGGCACGCGGGACGAGCAGTCCGCCGTCGACAAGTTCAATCGCCAGCAGGTGCAGAGGTCTCAGGCAGACCGCGGACGCCTCCTCGGCATGACGGAACGCGAGCGTTTCCGCGAAGAGTTCTCGCTAGTCGCTGGTGCCGACATTCGCGCCAGGGCCGCCGAGATCAAGGCGCAGGGCGGAGACCCGCAGGCTTTCATGGACCGCGCCATCGCCGAGCAGGCGAAGACCGTCGCCCCCATGCTCGAAGAGTTCCGCATGGAACGCGAGAACGCGATGCTCCAGGGGCCGTCCCGCGCCGCCCTCCAAGTCTCCGACGTGACAACGACTCAGGGGCAGGCGGAACTCAACAGGCTCCTGCGCGGCGATGACTCCGCGAAGGACGTGAACCTGGCCGAGCTTCGCGAACAGTCGGCGAAGCTCCAGATTCTCATCGATGTCATTAGGAACAACCCGCTGCCGGTCTGGGAGGCAGGCTGATGCCGAAGTACATCACACAACTGGCGCAGGGCAACTCCTTCTCGCAGACCGCGGAGAACGGCCAGGGCGCATTCTCTGCGACCCGGGTGTGGAAGGTCATCCTCAACACGCCCGACGAGGCGCTCGACATCAACGCCGCCACCGGCGTCAACATCGGCACTCCGTACTCGAACGCCAACCCGATCCCGTGCGTGAGCATCGAGGGGCGCGCCGACGGAGAGAGTCGCCTGGTCAGGATCATCACGGCGACGTACCGGGCGACGCCGGGTTCCGATTTGTCGAAAGACCCGAAGACGGTCGGGCCCACGCTGCGGCCGGCGCTCTACTCCATGAGCACGACGCTCTCGGAGATCACGGCGTGGGGCGGCCGGGTGGTTACAAACGGCTCGTCGGGCCCGTGGGTGCCGGCGTCGAATCCGGTCGGCGATTTGATCGACGGCATCACGCGACTGGAGCCGATCGTCACGATCAGCATCGATCAATACTCCTATACCGACCAGAGCGCCATCCTGGGCTACATCGGATACGTCAACAGCGACTCCTTTAACTTCAGCAGCCTCTCGGTTGGCGTTCACTGCTGCATGCTTCAGGGAGTCACGTCGAACCCGGTAGTCGAGCAGTTCGGCCAGAGCACCTTCCGCGGCTTCAAGGTATCGTTCACGTTCGGCGTCCGGGCGCACCATACGATCACCCGTGACGGCCCGCAGGCGATCGGCTGGGACTTGGCGGTCCCGCAGACAGGGTTCAATATCAAGAACGCTGGCTTGAACAACACAGGCACAGACCAGAAAGCCCTGGTGCTTGAGCACAATGACATGAAGGTCGTAGTGCCGCTGCAACTCGCCGCCGGCACAGCCGGCGACAAAGTGCGGGCTATGGTTCCGATTCCAACCGGCGACGGCGGTTGGGCCCAGCGCCCGGTCGCTCAACCCGTCGCACTGAACGACGACGGCACGCCGCGGTCGCCAACGGCGAGCCCGCCGGTGCTGATCAACCGCGTCTGCCTCCAGCCCGAGATGGCGTTCGGCAACAACTTCTCGAACTTCGGCATCCGCTGGATCGGGTGACGCATGGCGAACACACAGGGCGCTGGCCTGCTGGGACAGGACTTCGCGCAGCAGATCAAGCGGACGATCGCCCGCGTCGATGCCTCGCCGTTTGGCGGAGACATCACCAGGATTCCGACGGACTTGAGCGGGGACACGCCCTACGTCCCCAAGACGTTTCGCATCTGCACCTTCACGGGCTCGTGGGCAATCAATGCCGAGAAGACTGTCACGTTTCGCGGGGTCACGACGACGCCGAATACGGTGAGCGCAGTAAACTTATTTACGGAGTTCACGCAGACCACTGCAACAGTGGATTGCGC